CATTCCCCACCTCTCCAACTGTCATACATTCAGCTGGTACATCCACGCTCAATTGTCCTGCGGGTATTTCAGCATAGGCCGTTGTGGCAAAAACAATTTCACTTGATTCTGCTCTGATCCTGGTCCCTTTGGGTATAGCTATAACATCCTGTCTAACTTCAGATAAAGCGAATCTGATAGTAGCGGTAGCAGGCTTCGCAGATAGACGCTTTACGCCAAGCAATGCACCAATATGATCAAGGTAATCTCCTATCGAATAGGCAAGTAGGTTCTGTTTAGCTGAGAAATCAATCAAAGCCCTTTGCTGGATAATGATCGAGGCAATTGATAGCAAAAACAGCCTGACTGGGTCGCCAGGAGCAAGCATTCGACCAGCAAGGCTTTCATAAGCATTTATAATTTCACTTTCTATAAGCTTCGCATCTTTTTCAGCAAATGTTATGTCTGGCAAATTATCAAGCATTTATCTCAATCCTCACTTTCGGCCTCAATATGCCGTCCATGCCATCTCCTTCGTATATAACCTCTACCACCCTGGCACGGGGTTCCCATCTGCGTATTGCTGTAATAATTTCAGCGGTCAGCTTGGCTTTGGCAATCGGCATGGGATCATCTAACATTATGGCGGATAGTCCGAATTCACGATCGAGAGGCACAGAATACTTCATGGTTGTGAGTATTGTTTTCACGTTTTGCAAGACTTCTTCTTCCAATGAGCCAGGGGCAAAATTTATCTGATTTATACTTTCTGCAGTTATTTCATGCATCATACATACTCCTCCAGCTCAATATTTAATTCAGCTATGAGCAAATTGCCACGATTATCAACCTGCTTGTATTGCTGTCTGAGAGATTTAATGGTCCATAGATTTTCACCATAGCTTCTGTTGCCGATAATTAGCGATACTGCTTCGCCCTCTTTTTGCAGCTGGTATAATTTCCTGATCTCATTTATAGGGTTCACCCCAAAAGCTACATCAAGACGGATGACGAACGAGATAGTGTCAAGCTCTGGCCCCAAGAATTCTGTCTTTGGTTTCTGCATGTGTACATCATGCTTGCCAAGCCTGACAGATGATGTTTGCTCAAAGCCATCAAATGTAAGGATCTTATCGGATGAAGTTGTAAAAGTAATTACCCTGTTTAGCTTTTGATCGCCAATAACACCTATCATCATTTTCCACCTCACTGTGGAGGATCAGTTGGGCCGCCGCTATCATTTTCAGGATGTACGTGATTCTTGAGGCTTATCCCGTCGGCGATTACATCTCCGGTGACGTTGACATTCCCAGTAGCAGCTATATTGACAGGACCATTAACATTTATGTTTACGACACCTGACGGTACATTGACTGTCAACAGGTGCTGTGCTCTGTCATATTCAATATACGTGCCGTCATCAAACAATACTGCTCGCTTATTATTAGTATTTAAATCTGGAGGATTCTGGACGGAGTAAAGCGAACCCAAGACAAACCCGCTTGCGTTGCCCGTTGGCAGGAAGGCACACAAAACATATTCGCCGACGTCGGGCATCCAGTAATCCCTGTTTTTAAGCGTCTGTTTTTGCACAACCGAAAGCTCATATGAAACCAGATTGTGTGCTTCAAATACGACTCGCGCTTTCGCACGTTCTGGATATATTGCGGAAACTTTGCCTACGCGCAGAACTCCCTTGATGTTATCCATCAATATCCCTCCAAAGTCCTGCGCAGCTCGACCTTGGTCTCATAAGCAGGTCCAGAGTGTGTGGCCACTTCAATAGCATACTTGCCATCAAACTTGCCAAAACCTGACAAAGAGACATTCACGCCTGCGACTAACGTAGGATCACCTAAAAGAGTAACTTCTGCTCTATTCTCAGAGGCATTTGCTTTCCGAAGCTTCCTGCGACATAACCTTTCGGCTTCTGCCAAACTGGTTACTCTTTCGTTAATTACAAGCGTTCGCCCCGTTTTTGGTGCCTCGGGTGGCGTGTAAGTATACTCAATTTCGTCCTCGTCATCGCTGGGTTCATATTCCACTCTCGCAGAAGAATATATTTTGCGCGTCGAGGATGAAAAAGAATAAGAAATGACGTCTGACTTTCCTCTCGTTATCGTAGTCACGCTCGGAGCAGCATCGTATTTTTCGTCGTCAAAAATGATTACTCGGTCGCTTGACACCTTGAGCCTTAGCCCGGCTTTGTCGCACAAATCCTGCAAAAATGGCAAATCTGCCTCTTCGGATTGCTCAATTCTGTCATACTCAGGGTCATATTCACTTTCAAACATAAGCTCGAGCTGCGCTTCAGAGGCTATATCTCCAGCTATTTCAGACAATGTCACGTCTTCCCATGCGCGTATTTTATTCTCGTCAACCAGCGACGAATTTACCGGCACCGAAACGCCCTTGAGCGTCATGACATCAGGAGGACCCGCATAGCTGATCTCGTCTATTTCAAATGAGCCCAATGGCAAAACGCGCGTTGTCCCAGGCCCTAACCAGTCATAAGCGACAATGGAGCCGGTGAGTCTCGCTCCTTTTTCAGGATACCAACCGGCCCTCCACAATCCGTTCTTGTCATCCAAGACTACCTGCAGGTCATCGGCTTTGTTGTCATAGTTATCTTCGTATGAGAAGCTTATCAAGTAATCTTTTAAGTCAGTGGTTATGTCTACGCCGTTATAGGTTACGACTAACCCGGCGCGCCTAATGCTACTCATCTTACCCACCGCGCTTCCATGGAGGCAATGTCTTTGGAAGCTCAATTTCCACGTCTGGGACGATTAATGTTATGTTTGCTGGGAAAACGACATAATGCATATAGTCGGCATTGGCATCAAGCAACGCATTCATGTAGAATTCGGCCCCTGACTGTTCGCCATAAACCTTATAAGCGACGTAATCCCACGTATCGCCCTGAACGGTTGTGTACCTACGCATAGCTGAGCCTCCTCTGCTGAGCCAGGAAGGCTTTAAGCCTTGCCTCGAACTCTTCTTGAGCCTTTTTTTCAGCCCTGAGCACTTCGCTTCTTATCTGCTCTGCACTTATTTCGCCTTGCCCATAAATATTGATTACAGGCGATGCTGGTGAGTAAGTAACATTGATTGAAGCTCTTGCTCCGCTTTCCCTGATAGCCCCAAGTAACTTATCTATCGGTATGATGGCTTCCGGACCCTTTTCTGCCACCATGGCCATGTGCGGGATGGAAAAAACACCACCCTCAGCGTGGCCTGGCACGGATGCAGGAGCTACCGTCGGAGCCTTGATCTGCTCGATCATCTCTATGTTTACGCCCTTGCCGCCCACGACGGGCAGCCAACTGGGCAGCTTGATTTTATTGAGCTTGTCGAGGAACCAGTTGATTTTATCGATTAACCAGTTCAGGGCATTAGTTATAGTTTGGAACATTGATGCAGTTCCGGAAGTAATGATATTCCATATCCCCCCGAGCGATTCCGGCCATATAATGCCGCCCAAGAACGACATAAGTGCATTCATTTTGTCAACCACAAAGCCATAAGCAGAGGCACCGCCAGATGTCACAATGTTCCATAAGTCCCCCAGAGACGTAGGCCATATAATGTCACTAACAAATGAAACTATAGAAGACATTTTATTGATAACAAGATCATAGGCAGAAGCAGCTCCAGAAATTAAGGTGTCATATATCTTGCTTAAAGAAGCTATCGGAGCTATGTCGTTCAAGAATGCAATCAGACCTAACATTTTTTCTTTAATAGCCCCTAAGACGCCTACAGCCGCCGATTCGAAGGGTCCCCAAATATCAGGAAGTTTAATCTTACCCATGATGTCCATTATTTTTTCTGGAATGGCGGATATCGCTTCAAATGGGAATTTCGCTATATCCCAAACGATCTTGGGCATCAAGCTGAGATCCGGCAATTTGATTCCACTAAACATATTGCCTATCTTGCTTGCCACTGCAGCAGATAAACCCTTCGCTGTGCTCCACAGTGTTCCAAAAATGTCCGGTATTTTAATATTGCCAAGGACAGATACGAAATCCCATAGCTTGCCGACAACAGCCGCAATGGCACGTGGTCCGGCACCGATTGCATCCCACAATGTGTTGATGATTGACCTTACGGTCTCGCTCTTTTTGTATAGGATGACCAACCCGGCCACGAGACCGGCAATAGCCATCACGACGAGACCTATCGGGTTGGCCGAAAGGGCTGCGTTAAGAAGCCATTGGGCTGCCGTCCACAGCTTTGTTCCAAGCGCTACAGCCTTGGCGGCTACATTATAGGCAATAAGCTTGCCTACGGACAGCAGCTTACCGCTTAAGCCTAAAACAACGTTTAGGCCTTTTTGAGCAAGCGCCCAAGCCTTAGTCGAAACAGTCGCAATTTTTGTGGCTACATTGTTTTTTACCATCCATACATAAAAATGTGCAAGCTTAACTAAAACAGAGGCGAACACGAATCCGACAACAGCTATCGCAATTTTCAAGGCCAACATAGCTGATGTAGCATATACCAAAATCTTTGTAAGCCCCT